TCAGCGGGATGACGACCCGAATGGTGTCCGACGAACCGCTCATGCGCAGGCCTCCTTCTGGCGGGGCGCCATCATGTCGCGCAAAACCGATCCCAGCCCTTCTTGGCGCAAGTCGACGGCGATGCCGCTTGTCCCAACGGTAACCCGATCGACCAGGAGCTGGATGATGCGGCTCTGCTCCGCCGGGTAGAGCGCCGTCCAGATCTGGTCGAATTCGCCGAGCGCCTTGATGACCGCCTTCTCATCCACCGCAGCGCTCTCTTCTCGCAGCGCCTTGATCACGCGGGCTGCGATCTCCGGCGCGCGGATCATGCGCCGGATCTCACCGATGACGGCGTCCTCGACCATGCCAGCGGGCAAGCGCAACGGTCCCGCGCTGTCGCCGATCGGGCGGTTCCTGATCAGATCCATCGACGCGTAATAGCGATAGAGACGCGAGCCCTTCTTGGTCGCAGTCGGCGTCATCGCCGTGCCGGTCTCCGTGAAGATGATCCCCTTGAGCAAGGCCGGTGTCTGGGCGCGCGTGTTCTTGGCCCGGAGACGCGGGCTCTCCTGAAGGATGGCGTGCACGTTGTCCCAAAGGCCCTGATCAATGATCCCCGCGTGCTCGCCGGGATAGGCCGTTCCCTTGTGAACAGCTTCGCCGAGATAGACCCGGTTGTTGATGAGCTTGTAGAGGAAGCCCTTATCGACCAACTTGCCGCGCTTGTTCAGCACGCCCTCGGCTGCGAGCGCCTTGGCCAGCATGGTCGCAGAGCCGATCGCCGCGAAGCGCTGAAAGATCATCCTGACCGTGGCAGCTTCGTTCTCGTTGACCACCAGCTTGCGGTCACGAACGTCGTAGCCCAGCGGCACATTGCCGCCCATCCACATGCCGCGTTTGCGGGATGCAGCGACCTTATCGCGGATTCGCTCCCCAATCACCTCACGTTCGAACTGCGCGAAGGACAGAAGAATGTTCAGCGTCAGTCGCCCCATCGACGTCGTAGTGTTGAACGACTGGGTCACCGAGACGAAGGTCACCTGATTTCGTTCGAAGATTTCAACAAGCCGAGCAAAGTCCATGAGGGAGCGCGACAGTCGGTCGATCTTGTAGACGACGATCACGTCGATCAGTCCGGCTTCGACGTCGGCCAGAAGGCGCTTCAGCGCAGGGCGTTCGAGCGTGCCGCCAGAAACGCCGCCATCGTCATAGGGCTCACGGATCGCGGCCCATCCTTCGGCGCGTTGGCTGGCGACATAGGCTTCACATGCCTCGCGCTGCGCATCGAGCGAGTTGAATTCCATGTCGAGCCCTTCCTCGCTCGACTTGCGCGTGTAGATCGCGCAGCGCTGACGGCGCGGTATGGGTTGGATCGAAGTTTGCGCTCGGCTCATCGTGGATCCCTCCCGACCTCACGAAGCCCGAAGAACCGGTAGCCGTTCCATTGCGTGCCGGTGATCGTCCGCGCGACCGCTGACAGCGATTTGAACCTGCGGCCCTGCCAGTCGAAGCCATTCCGTAACACGGTGACAGTATGCTCAACGCCGTTCCACTCGCGCAGCAGCCGCGTGCCTGCGACGGGGTTACGACCGTCTTCAATGATGGCTTTTCGACCCAGCTTCCCGTCGATTTCATCGGCGAGAAGATCGAGCATTCTCCGTGTCTCACGCGACAGGCCGCCGAGCGTCAGCTCCTGGATGCGGTAGCCGAGCCGCAATTCGAGGTAGCTGCGGCTGTTGTTCGGCGCCGGCGAGCCAAAAAGGCTCTCCCACTTTGCCTTCAATTCCCCGACCGACATCTGCTTCAGCGCTGAAAGCTGCGCCACCACGCTCGCGTCTGAGGCGGCGCTTTCACGCGGCCGCATCGGCGCATCGTCCACCTTCTTCCTGGCAATTGCCATCATCACCCTCCAACTCGGTTGTTCGGTTTGCGACGACCAACACGGCGTTTGAGGGCGAGAATGTCGAATGAACTCTCTCCGCCTTCTGCAGATAAAGAACTCGACTGTTCCGAGAGAATACGCCTCAAGCCAACAGCCAGGATGCGCGCGACTTCATCGAGCCGTGCATCCGCCGGAAGGCGTTCGGCAGCGAGGGGGTTTGGGCCGGAGAGCGCTGTGTGCATGGAGACCGTTCGCAATCAAATTCGACAAGCAAACGCTTAGTCGTGAACAGAAAATACGCAATGTAAATCAGTACCTTATCAGGTTTCTGCGGAGTCATTAGAAACGGCGCGCAAGAGGATCGGCACGCCACGCAGCTCTATCTGGCGGTGCCGCGACCATCCGACACGAATCGATCGTAGGTGTCCTGCTCCTCTGGCTCATCGAGATCGTGAGCCCAGCGCTTGTTGGGCGCATCGTCGGGATAGAGAAGCAGCGTGATGGTCATCTCGTTTGTCGACGAGAAGATCGTCATCTCGTGCACATCCTCATTGCCGGGCCAGACGCCGCGAGGATGTTTGGTCTCAGCGTAGGTGCCGATTGCAAGCCCTTTGCCACCAGCGAGCGATTGTTCAGGTAGCGGGGTAATCTGCTGCCGGGCGCGGTAGAACACGCCGGACTTCATGAGGGAATCGCTCGAACGCGCCCAGTCGATGAACCCGCTTCTACTGACGACAAGCATGGCGCGCTGCGTGGTCATGTCGAGCCACTTCAGGATGGCTGCGGTAATTGAGACCTCATAGCGATCGGCAAGGTGACGCATCAGATCCAAGGACGTGGTCTCGCCCGCGATCTGTCGGCGGAAGTCGTCCAGCGGCATGAGAAGGAAAGACGCGAAGGTGTTGGCTTGCGCCTCAATGGCGCCGAGTTCCGATCGCCAGTCGAGCATCTCACGGCTCCCGCACTGGATACCGCTCGGGGAGATATGGCGGTGCAGAAGGTAATGCCCAAGCTCATGCGCCAGCGTGAAGTTGATACGCCCCGGGGAGCGGATAGCCTTGTTGTAGACGATGCCCCACTCACCCGGAACATGGGGATTGGGCATGAGCATCCCGTCGAACGCGCCCGACAGTCCAAGTCCGTCGACCAGGGTGATGGGCTCATGCGGAAAGACCTGGCGCGAATACTCCCTGGCAAGCGGCTCGACCTTGATCGGGAACGGGTCGAGACCGTGCGCGTCGTGGAAGATCTTCACGAGCTTAGAGAGGTGGATGGCCCAAGCCTGCGGGGTCGACGGCAGTTTCACGTCTTCTTGCCCCAGAGGTCGATCATCTGTTCGATCTTTTTGCGGTCTTCGGCCTCCAGCTTGCTGAACTTCCGGAAGAAGGCCTCCCGGACGACCACCTCATCAGGCGCTGCCGATTCATCCAACAGGTAGTCGGTCGTCACATCCAGCGCCTGAGCGATCCGGGTCAGCTTCTCGGCGGAGGGCTTTCGGGTGTCCCGGTTCTCCAATTCCCACAGGTAGCTTTTGCTCGATTCGGTGATTTCCGCGAGCTTGTCGAGCGAGTAGCCCTTCTCCTGGCGGTGCCGCCGGAGCTTGTCGCCAAGCGTCGTTGTCATTTCTGCTCCCAAAATAGGCCTGACCAGGCATTGCCTGTGGCGTTCGATGTATGCCGAACGCTTACGTGCTTGACAAGAGGATTGCGCCCGTGTTCGATCTATATCGAACGACCGCGTGCCTCCCTCGATGGCCGAGTCGTCAACCCTCGGCCAAAGGAGCCCCTCGATGGCAGCCATCTCCGCATTCCTTCGCAAGACGCCGCGCGACGCGCTTCGCGAATACTTCGACCGTCCCGAAATCGGTCTTCCCCTCGAATTCGACTGGGATGCGGCTGATGGCGACCTGCCCGGCCCCTTGATGAACGCCATCGGGAAGATGACTCGCGTCCAGCGTGACCGCGTCCTGAACGACGCCGAGCGGGTTCACGCGCTGAGCGATGAAGCCGGCCAAGCGGCGCTTTACAGCGTCGCCGAGGACCCCGCCGTCCTTGAAGGCATGGCGAACGCCCATCAGCGCTCGCTCGGGATGTTCCTGAAGGCACCGGATCGCTTCCGGCATGCCGAGGAGGTGCGGTTCACCGAAGATCGGCGGCGCGGTCGGATGTGGGCCGGCTACATGACCGAGGCGGGACGCGTGGTGCAGCGCGACCCCATGACGCTGGCGGCCTTCGTATCGGCGATCAAGGAGTTCTCAGGCGCTGCCCATGCGGACGTGGACATCTTCGATCGCGTGCGGACCACGCTTGAGGGGCATGAATGCGACCTCGTCCAGGTCACGATCTACCGCGAAGGACGGCCGGACGACCTGCTGCGCTTCGATGACAAGGGAACACTCGTCCGTCAGGCCTACCGCCCCGTCTTTGAAGCGGCCGTGACCTATGAGCCTGCTACTGGCGGGCTTGAGGTTGTGGCAAACGACAAGGTAACGCGCCAGGAAATCGTGAAGGCAGCCGTTCAGCACCTCCTTGGGATCGAATTCAAGGACAACCGTCTGCCGCTGCGTTGCTATGACCTCTCGGTCCTTCTCAAGCCGTTCGATTTCCCGGTCGACGAAGAGGACGGCATTGAGGGCGTCGAGGTGCGCGAACTCCGGCTGATGCCGATCGATGACAATGGTCGGCGCGTGACGCTCGAAAACTTGGCGCGCGCTGACGGCACGATCTGGACGATGGCCGACGACATGTTCGAGGACCGTTCCCCGCTGAGCGATGAGTTCGTCATCACGAGGGCCAGGATCGCGGTAAAGCTCAGCAAGCGCCCGGGCGAGGAGCGGCGACGGACGCTCACTTTGACGATCACTTGGCCGCATGGCTGCGACCTCAAGGATCGTACCGCAACCGAGCAGATGATTGGTGAAAAGTACCTGCGCCGCTGGGGGATTCTGGTCGATGGCTCGCACCTCATCACGGATTGATGCCGCTGCACGACGGCTGCTCTGCGCCATCGCCGCAACCCCGGAAGCTCGGGTCTCGGCCTTGGCTCTGGCTCATAAGCCCGAGAGCGGGCAGCAACTGCTTGACGCAGGACTGATCGTAAGGCGCGGCAGCACGCAGGCTGCCGTAGCCGAAGATGATCTCGACGACGCGCCGGTGCGGTTGACCAACCACCCGACCACGACACGGCTTGGGCATCTGGGAGCCGTGACATGGCAGGATGAAGACCATGCGGAGAGCCGGCGGATCTATGTGTTGGATCTGGCGGCCGTGGCGAGCCGTGTTGCTTCTGCGATCGACTGCTCGCTTGCAAAGGATCCGGTCGCTCATCTCGACGGTGAGGTATTGGATCTCGGCTCAGCCCGCTTGCCACGACGCAACGCGCGCGTGGGGATGTGGGTCGCGCGCAGTCTGGCCTCGCCACGCTCCTTTGCGCGGTTTCGGGATCTCGTTGCGCGACGCCCGGCCGAAGGGCTCCGCATCGTCATCACGCTCGATTCCAGCGAAAGGTTTCGGCCGCCATTCTTAAGGGGACACGAATTCGTCGCGCTGGCGGATGCGGTGAACAACGAAGATGGCATCGCAGTCTCGCCTGAGATTCTGGCGGCGCGGCTGTTGATGGACCCATCGCACAAAGGCCCGGTCTGGGTTTCCGCAGAAGGCGGCGTGCTCATCGTTCATGGAAGACAGCACGACTTCACCGGTAGCAAGCAGAAGGTTGCCGTCGGCTTGCTTGCCCAAGCGTGGTTGGACGGCGAGAGAGTGCAGCCCGTTGAGAGAATCCTCGCCGAGGCTGAGTGCGGCCCTTCGATGAAGAGGCTGAAGGACCTCTTCCGCGGGCACCCCACGTGGCAGGAGGTCATTCGAGAAAGCGGTTCGAACTGCTGGCTCGAAGTCTGAAATAGCCACGACCCCTTCCAAGGCCGTCCCTCGGGGCGGCCTTTTTCATTTTCAGCGATTGAAGTCGCATTCCTCCCGTCTCCCCTCCCTGGCTCCTCCCGTTTTCCTCCCATGCCCTGATCCATCGTCTCCGCAGGTTTTCGACAGGAACCCAAGGAGACTCAGATGGCTACGAAACATCTCAACCAGATCGACCTAGCTGCGCGGTGGAACATCAGCCACCGCACGCTCGAGCGGTGGCGGTGGACGGGTGAAGGCCCGCGCTTCGTCAAGCTCGGTGGTCGCGTCGTGTACCGCCTCGAAGACGTCGAGGATTACGAACGCGAACAGATCCGTGCCAGCACCACGGACAATGTGGACCGCACCGCTGCGTCGGGGGCGCGCTGATCATGATCCCCAACGCACCCACCCTCGACCAACTGCGCAAAATGCCGGTCGGCGACATCATCGCGCTGCCATCCGAAATGCTGGCTGTCCTCCAGGAGGACGCTGAGGCTGCCCTGAAGAGCGCGAAGTCCATGAAGGACTGGCTCGATGGCGCCATCGCCCAGAAGTTCGGCGATCGTGCGAGTGAAGCCCGCGCAGCCGTTGCCAAGGACACGGGCATCGTCCGCTTCAGCGATGGCGCGATCACCATCGTTGCCGACCTGCCGAAGAAGGTCGACTGGGACCAGGCAAAGCTCGCTGCGCTCGTCGAGACGATCCGCGCCTCCGGCGAGGACCCCAGCCAATACGTCGAGATCAGCTTTTCGGTCTCGGAGCGCGCCTACGGCGCGTGGCCCGACGCGATCCGCCGCGCCTTTGAGCCGGCCCGCACGCTGAGGACCGGCAAACCGACCTTCCGCCTCCTGCGCGACTGAGAGGAGAAATCCATGTTCACCTTTGGCAAATCCAAGCCCGATGCCTCGCTGTCTGCGCTCGAAGCGCTGCGCAAGGCCCATTACAGCCTGTCCTCCCTTCCCGATGCGATCCGCATTCCGGCCATGCCGGGTCATGACGAAATCGCCGCCAAGCCCATCTCCGAGGCGACGATCGATGATCTCGCCTTCGCGATGCGGGGATTGGAAGCCGAGTTCAACGACGTCGCTGACAAGATGCAGGCGCTGCGCAAGCTCAGCCAGATCGCCCGCGATGCCGGTGGTCTTGGCGCTGATCGCGCCGTCGAAGTCGCGGCCCGCATCCAGGCGGAGCGGTGATCATGGCGCTCCCCATCATCTCAGCCGATCAGCGCATGGCCGAAGTGCGCGGCGTCAAAGGCTGCATTTTCGGGAAATCCGGAATCGGCAAGACGAGCTTGCTTTGGACGCTCGATCCTAAGGTCACGCTCTTCATCGACCTAGAGGCTGGCGATCTCGCGATCGAAGGCTGGTCCGGCGACAGCGTGCGTCCGCGCACATGGCCCGAATGTCGCGACTTCGCGGTCTTCATCGGCGGCCCCAATCCGGCACTGCGCGATGAGCAGGTCTATAGCGAGGCGCATTACGCCGCCGTGTGCGAACGCTTCGGCGATCCGGCTGCGCTTGATCGCTATCAGACCATCTTCATCGACTCGATCACGGTCGCAGGACGGCTGTGCTTCCAGTGGTGCAAGGGCCAGCCTGAAGCCTTTTCCGACAAGACGGGCAAGCCGGACATTCGCGGCGCCTATGGGTTGCACGGCCGCGAGATGATCGCATGGCTGACGCATCTGCAGCACACGCGGGCGAAGAACGTCTGGTTCGTCGGGATCCTTGACGAGAAGCTGGACGACTTCAACCGGCGCATCTTCCAGCCGCAGATCGACGGCTCAAAAACCGGTCTCGAACTGCCCGGCATCGTCGATGAAGTGCTGACGATGGCGGAAATCAAGGACGACGCCGGCGCTCCGTACCGCGCTTTCGTCTGCCAGACGATCAACACCTGGAACTTCCCCGCGAAGGACCGTTCCGGCCGGCTGGATCCGATCGAGGAGCCGCACCTCGGGCGCCTCATGGCGAAGATCCGCAGCCCTGCAAGACCCGCGTCGGAGCGCCTGGCCTATCGCAGCCCACCACTGGCTGCGCCGCCTGCATCGCCTGCCGTTGCCCCAATCCATCCCGAAAACGACTGACAAGGAGACCCCAGCCATGACTGGTTCCTGGAACGACTTCAACGACGCCAAGCAGAACAGCAACATCATCCCCAAGGGCACGCTCGCCAAGGTGCGCCTGACAATCCGCCCCGGCGGCTATGACGATCCGGCGCAAGGCTGGACCGGCGGCTACGCGACGCGCGGCACCACCGGCTCGGTCTACCTCTCGGGCGAGTTCACGGTGCTTGAGGGACCCTACGCCCGGCGCAAGATCTTCACCCTGATCGGCCTTTACAGCCCCAAGGGGCCGGACTGGACGAACATGGGCCGCAGCCTGATCCGCGGCATGCTGAATTCCGCGCGCGGCATCTCCGACAAGGACAATTCGGCGCAGGCGCAAGCGGCGCGCCGCATCGCGGTCTTCACAGATCTCGATGGGTTGGAGTTCATCGCATAGATCGATGTCGGCACCGACACCTACGGGGACGTGAAGAACGAGATCCGCACGGC